TCACAGTCATGGTCGTGACCGGCTGGCAGGTCACTTCATCCCCGGCCGCCGCGGTGTAGTTGGTGGTCTTTGCGGCGGTGGGGGTGAGGCCGAGCTTGTCCCCCGCCGCGGTCGTGACGGTTGTCCACCCGGTGGCGGTGCGAACCTGGGCCATGTCAGGCCGACCACACTTCCATGAGGGCGGCACCGTTTGCGCCGCCCCAGATGGTTTGAGTAGTCAACGTTCCAGCGACACGGGCATGGGACCACGTGTAGGTGAGCGACGCGCCGGGGGTGAGGCCATCGATCAGCGCCCGGTAGGCGACACGGGGCTGGACGGCACTCGATGACGCCGTGTAGGCGGCACTTGTCTGCGAGTTCGGAACATCGCTGCCTGCAGAGCGCAAACCCCACGCCAGAGCCGTGTTCGTGACGGAAGCATCAGCGCACAATCCGACGATGACCGCTCCCGACGCCGGGACAGTGAACGTGACTTTGAGGTTGGTGGCGTCCACGTCCACGAACGTTGACGATGTGGCTGCCACGAGGGATGTGGTGCTGGGGTTGTGACGCACTCGGGCCAACAAGGCTGTACCGCCGCCGCCTCCGCTACCGCCGGTCCCGGTTTCCCACAGGTCGTTGACGACGGACCGGCCGCCGGTTGACGTGGCCGGGTCGTGGCCGCCGCCGGGGTCGATGAACTCGATGTTGGTGAACGAGTTCGAGTCAGGGGCGGTGCCGGTGGGCCACACGTACTGGGTGGAAGCCCAGACTTTGGTGGCGAGGAGGCCCTGGTTGAGAGCGGTAAGCGACGCGCCACCACCTGCCGCCCATTTCATTCCGGTGGTCTGCGTCGAGTCGGCGGTCAACACCTGCCCGTCAGCGCCGACCGCCTGGTTGGCGACCGCGCCCGCGCCTGTACCGGCGTAGAGAGCACCTTTGGCGAGAATGGTGGCGAGTTGGGGGTAGCGGCCGTCACCTGTTAGCCGGTTGAGGGCATCACCGTTGTTGGTGGCGTTGCCCACGTTCTTCAACTGGAAACTGCCCATGACGACATTGGTGGTGGGGGCACCGAGAGAGGACAGGGGGATACCGGCAGGGAGGACGGTGCCATTGAGGGGAGTACCGACGCTGCCGTCACCGGCCAGACTGAGAGTGGACGTGTCGGTGTGGTTGACCGCTCCACCTCCGCCACCGGAGACGGTGGACCACTGGGTGTTGTAGTTGGTGGCGTCGATCTTGGTGAGAACCTGACCTGCGGTGCCGCCGGTGGGGACGCCTTGACCGGTGGCGCCGGTCGGTCCAGTCGGACCGGTGGCGCCGGTCGAGCCGGTCGCACCGGTCGTGCCCGATACGCCCTGTATTCCTTGCGGCCCTTGCGGACCAGTGGCACCGGTTGGTCCCGCGGGACCAGTCGCTCCCGTCGGACCAGTTGGACCGGGAGGGCCAGCCGGACCGGGCGGACCATCGCCACCGGTCAGGACCGCGACCCCGAGATCGCCTTCGAGAGTGGCGACCGGGACAAGCTGCGCGTCGAACTCGACGGGAAGAGACATGGTTGACCTACCGGGTGATCTCGGCGATGACCGCGACTGGTCCGTACATGATCGTGCTGATGCCGCCGGTGGCGTTCGTGAGTTGCAGGTCCCACCGGAACGAACCGGAGAGACTGGTGGTGATGGTGTGCGACATCGACAAGTCGATGAGGCTGTTGATGGTGTCGATGGACGTGGTGATGGTGGCGTCCACCGTCGAGTCGGTGTCGGCCGAGGAACGCCGGATCTGAGCGAGAGCGGTGTAGCCGCTCAGGTCGGGGAGCTTGCCGTTGGCATCGTGGACGTAGACGATGGCGGCCCAGTCGTCACCCTGGTAGATCTCGATCGGCTGATACTTGGCTGCCACTACTGCGACCTGCCCGCCCGTTGCCGCGCCCCCGGCGGCTGGTAGGCCTGGGCGGCGGTGAGTTGGGCGATCCGGTCGGCGATCTTCTGGGCGTCGGCCACTCCGAGCTTCGTGAGGGCTTCGAGAGGGTCGAAGAGGCCGAGGGTGTAAAGCTGGATGGTCTCCGCTCGCTCCTGCATCTGGGAGATGTGAGCGCCGATCTCGGAGTGGATCGTGAAGCGCAACGGATGTTGGATCACGTTGTCGTTCCGATCGAGCATCGGCACGTGGAAATGCCGAGAACCAAGCGCCATAGAAGAGGACTGTCCTTGCGGTCCGACAACCGCCACGAGACGGGGGGTGTCGTAGTTCTCGACGATCAGGCAGGCAACCTGTTCGTAGGCCGCCCTCAAAGCCCATTCGAGTCCTCGGAGGTGCGATCGGATTCGGGTGAATCCTGCCTCCTGAACAGAATCCAACACATCGCTAGCATTACGCCCAGTGGGAGTAAAACCACGAGTGATAGCACTAAGGCCAGAGATCCGCTCCATCTCGGTAACAAAGAACTGAATGAGATTGGGTATCTGGGGAGACAGAGGTACAGGCTCCATCCACTTCGCCTGGTTGATGTCCCCGGTGACCGTGATACGAGTGCCCGGACGGTTCGGTATGCGAGTGCGAGGGATACCAGAACGCCCGCCCTCCATGAACGGTGGATTGCCACACAAGTCGATGTTGTGGACCGTCGAGGACAACAGGCGGTTGAGGGTGATCTGACACGAGGCCAGATCCTCCACCAACGACTGTCCCCAGAACTCGCCCGTGTCGTCGGCCACGAACCGTTGGTACGGATGCTGGCCGTGGGACCACAGATCGTAGGCGGGGACGTCGAGGAGGACGTGGTTCCCGGCCACCACCACGCACCGCCAGTAGTCGAAGATGGTGGAGCGGCCGTTGATCGTGGTCGGCTCGTGCTGGCGGAGCCAACATTCGAGAACGGTGACGCCGCGGTCGTTGGGGTCGGGGTCGCCGGGCGCGAACCGGGTACGGAGGCTGGCGGAGCGTTGCGACGGTGCCATGGGCGCGGCCTGACCGGGGAACGTCCGGGTCGACGCTTTCGGTCCCTGGCCGAGCCGGTCGGGATGGACGTCGATGTCCTCAGTCGGTCCTGAGCCTTCGGTGAAGATGTTCCCGGCGTGGTAGCGGCGGTCGATCTCCTGCACGCTCATGTTGCGAGCTTCGATGTAGTAGTTGCCGTCGAGGCAGTTGTGGGCCTGGGGGTCGGGGTAGAAGGTGTAGGGATCGACCCGGAGCAATACGGCGTTGCCGAGGCCGCCGTCGAGGGTCATGTCCCACGTCGACTTGAACAGACCAGTGCCCCAGGCGTAGGAGTCCCACACCGCCTGCTTGATGTTCTCCTCGTGGCGGTGCACGGTCGCCACCGCGTCGATAACGGTGGTGAGGTCGGCGGCCACGTCGGCGATCATGGAGAAGTACGGGGTGGCGGGCGCGGCCACCGGGACGGCGGTGTAGGTGGGGCGCTGGTCGGTCATCCACCCGGCAAGCTGGCTGATGATGGGGCGAATCTCGGGCACCTCGGGGGACGGGAGCCACCCCGCCCGATCGGCCATCCAGGTCCGGTTCCGAAGGAGTCGGTCGTTGCGGTTCCAGGTGGCGATGATCGGGCGGCGGTGCTCCCGGGCCTTGTAGAACAACTCCCGGCAATACCCGGCCAACTCGACGTCGGAGCGTCCCGGTGAAGCCGGAGGCGGGGCCGGGTACTCGACATGGGGGACGGCCTGGGACTCCGGTTCTACTGCGGTCACGGGTCCATCACCTTCCTGAGCCGGTCGGCGGCGGGATCGTTCCCGGCACGGCGGAGCGCGTCGTAGGTGGCCGGTAGCCCCTCGTCGGTGACCCCGCACGCCTGCTTGTCCCGCACGTCAACGGGGACGTAGCGGTGCTCAGGAGGCGTAATCATGGTCTTGTTGCCGTCGGCGTCCCACAACGGACGCGGCTGGGAGGCCTGGGCCGAAGTTCGGGCCAGTTCGGAGCGGTGCGCGGCCGTCGGTCCGGCCGGAAGGACCGAGAATCCCCAGACGCGGCGCGCCCACCGGGTGCAACGAAGGCACACCACCTCGTCGTCGCGCCAGTCGCTACGGAACGTCAGGTCACAAGGGTCGCACCGGTACTCATAGGAACCGAACACGGAGTCATGCTGGCTCCTCGTTCCATGCCTGCCAGGTCCGTTCCCGAGACACAGGTTCGAGAACCTTGTTGACCGGACCGGTGTACGCCTCCAGTAGCTCGGTCGACGAGCAGATGCACGCCTGCGCCAGCGCGGTGACAGTGTCGTCGTAGCCCGAGGACGAGTTCGGTCCGTATTCCCCGTTGGGAAGGGACACGTAGTTCTGCAACTCGAAGAACGAGGTCTTGTCGTGGATGGTGACGGTGCGGTCGACGATGAGCTTCAACAGGAAGCCGATCATCCACTCTTTACGTTGATGGTTGGTGTCCCAGCCGAACGTGGTGGCGATCACCGAGGGTTCCTTGTCGGCATACCGGTGCTTGTAGAGCTTCGGGTAGTTCATGTTGATGAGGGCACCCATGGCCGTGTACCCGGCACCGGTGGTCTCACACGTGAGGAGAGCGGTGTTGTAGTACTTGCCGAGTTTCGCTAGCTCTTCGCCGAAGGAGGCTCCGTCGATCCGTCCTCGCCAGGTTGCGCACTGGCGGTAGGTGCGACGGTTGATGACTTGACCCACTGCGAAGTCCCCAGTCGTAACTCGTGTGGGATCGCCTGCGACCATGTATTGGCCCCAGTCCAGATCCACGGAGGGGGTTTGGTAGATGCGGAGGGGTCCGGCGATGTCGGGAACAAACCTGACCGTCGCACCCTCACGGAGAAGCCGCCCGACCAGAGGGTGTTCGATCGGTTCGTAGCAAGCTCGAAGGTCACCGAGCGGGAAGATGTTGTAGCCGGTAGCCACGAACGCCTCTTCAGGAGTCGATGGGTACTCCTGGTGGAACCACGAGAGGTCGTTCTGCGCCAGATTGCGGATAGCCCATCGTCGCCACCGCAGATGGTCATCGTCCACACCGACTCTGCGTAGGACACGTTCCTCCTCACTGAGACTGTCGAGCACCGGCGCCTCGGTGTCGAGGACCCGATTGATGTAGCTGAAGGTGTACTGCGGATGCTTCCACCACGGGAAGAACAGGGGCGTGTATTCGGTGTCGTGGGCCTCGGCCGCGAACCACTGGTCGTGGAAATAGCCGCCCACCCCGTTGGCCGTCGACTCCAGGATCCCGATGGTGCCCGGCTCGAAGTGGAACGCCTGGTCGAGACCGCCCATCGTCATCGACGCCTTCTCCCAGAACGCCACCTCGGAGGCGTGGACCATGTGCAACGTCTTGGACCGGCCGGTGTTGACGTTCTTGGCCGTCGAGATCTTCATGCTCGATTTGGTTTCGGTCCACGCCAACTCGTTGCGGGACCGGTACTTCGAGGTGTAGGCCCGCTGGTACGGATACGACTCCCAGTAGGTCTGGGTCATCCCCAGGAGGTGCTGAGCGGAATCGTTCTCGTGGGCGATGACGAGGCCCTGGATGTTGTCGTGGATGAAGCACCACAGGAACATGACCGCTTCGGTCAACGTCGAGATCCCCAACTGCCGGGCTTTGAGGATGATGACCCGGATGAGCTTGCGGGCCTCGTACTGGCGCTCCATCTCCGCCAGATATTCCTTCTGCGCCCAGTTGAGCTTGAACGGGATCAGGTGCGCCCGGGTATCGATGATCTTCAACTGCTCCAGTTGGGGGGTCAGGTTCAGTTGTCGTCACTCTCTGCCGGTGATGCCAGTTCCACGGTCGCCTCGCCAGGGTGAGCAGGGAACACCGAGCGCATCATGCGTGGCTTGTCGTCGCTCTCTGCCGGTGATGCCTCGTGCTCCCGGTCCCAGCGGACGAACTCGGACCAGTGACGTCCGCAGAGCAGAGCCAGACCGTCATCGGCACCGCAGACGAGACAGGTCACGAGGCGTCCAGCATCGACCGCTGAAGCTCCCGCAACTGCGCTCGAAGCTCGCCCATCTCCTCGTCCTCCCCTTGACCGGCGAGAGCGCGCCCGACGGCGGGGAGCAGAGTGATGACGATGCGCAGCTTCACTTGCGGTGACCCGTATTCAAGGAACTGCTGGGCCGCTTGAATAGCGGTGGCGGCGAGGACACGGGCCGCTGACCCCAGTTCGTCGTCGACCGCCATCGCCTCCGAGACGGCCACCGCGGCCGGGTCACGCGCCATTCGACCATCCCGGCTCGGGGAGATCCTCGGGCGCCACCCGCCGGACCGTGACCTCGAACACGACGCCGCCGACGTGCTGCATGACCGGGACCACTCTCGGGATCTGGGCGAACGGGATCCCGAGGTGGAGCTTGGCGTCCCCTCCGGGGGTGAGGGCGGCACCCTGGATGTAGGCCGCGAACACGGCCACCGGCACGTCGGAGTCCCACACATGGAGGTCGATCCCGGGAGGCTGGTCGTCGAAGTCGGAGACGAGCTTCACGACGGCATCAACCCCTCTCCGGGACGGACCATCGTCGCCCGGTGCTCGTTCCCTTCCGGCTCCAGCCGAGGCAGGGGCATGTCGTCGTCGGTGGGGTCGATCCCGAGGCTGGTGTAATCGAACTCATCGTCGGGCACCCACCGGGCACGAGCGTCGAGGCTGGGATTGTCCACCGCGAAAGCGGCGTCGGCGGAAGTCGGACCCTGGGGACCGGCGACCATGTCCACCGTGCGCTCGAACATGGACGTCTGCTGGGCCGTGACCCGCTCCGTCACAAGCTCCAACGCGGTCATGGCGTCGGTGAAAGCGGTGGCGTGAGCGGCGTCGAGGCGGGTCGCTGACTCCTGCCGATCCATCCTCATCGAGTCGACCATCTGGCGGGCGAGGTACATGAAGCGGAGCACGATCAAGCCTGTGACCAGCGCAAACGTCACTGCAACGAGAGCCACGACGACCACCCTGTCGAGCCTAAACCGCACGAAGGGGAGTAGGCAATACCGTGAGACTTTGCGGTACGTGGTATGCCCTTGAGACCATCCATAGGACATTCGGTGAGTCAGT